AGGTAGTGATAGTATGGGTGTACTCCTGTACACCCTATTCCTACCTACTTACTTTATACTAATAATATAGGAGAGATAATGGCTAATGGTTATAGTACTCAGCCTTTAACAGGGCGCTATGGGAGGAAGCAGGTACCACCTGTCAGTGAGGCACTGATGCTCCCTATCGTCCAAGAGGCTGCATCTAAAGACAAGACCAATGTCGTCAATGATGCAACTAAATCTGGTAAGCAGAAAGGGGCCATGGTGTGCCTTGAGGCAACCGGTGGCGCATTGAAGGTTGCTATCGCTGTCGATGGTAAAGAAGATTCAGAGTGGAAGTCAGTTTTAGGGGAAACACCTATCACCCCAGCTTAATAAAGATAGAGAAGGAGGATTATATGGCTCAATATGGTACAAGTGTTACTGGTCAGGCTTTTCGAGTGAAGGCCGTACAAACTGTTGCAACGGCACTACCTTTGCCTGTTGTTGCTGAAGAAGACCTTAAGAAGAAAGATCACCCTATCAACATCCAACACCTGTCTGGTAAGCAGAAGGGTGCAATGGTTGCTGTTGCGAGAGCGGACACAACCGTACATATTGCTGTGGCACGTGGCAGTAAACCTACAGACCCTTGGGATGTAACTGCTATGGAATCAACTGCTGTTAGCCCAGAAGCCTATGAGGTGTAAATGCTGAACAAATACTTCAAGCGACGTGAGTTCGCTTGCCGTTGTGGATGCGGTACATCCACTGTGGATGCCGAGCTACTTCAGGTGGTCACCGATGTACGCGAACACTTCGGTATGCCTGTGGTTGTTAACTCAGGGCATCGCTGTGCCAAGCACAACGCCAACGTGGGCGGTGCCAAGAACTCCGTCCACATGACGGGTAAGGCTGCTGATATCCGTGTCAAAGGTCTGGCCCCGTCTCAGGTAGCCTTCTACCTTGAGCAGAAGTACCCGAACAAGTACGGTATCGGGCGTTATGCCAACTTCACTCACATTGATGTGCGTGACGGTAAGGCTCGCTGGAATGGTTGATTGTGTTGCTTGGTGCGAGAAGATGGTAGCGCAAGCTGCCGAGTCCGGTAACTATACCGACTGGCAGAACTACACTGCCCTATTAGACCAATGGAAAGGGAGATCATCTTGATGAAGTTCCTGAAAAGCAAGAAGGTGGTGGCTGCGCTTGTCGGCCTAGTGGTGGCACTTGTCTCCGTTGGCCTCGGCGTAGACTTTGGTGCTGGCACTGGCGATGCAGTGACAAGTGTTATCTGCCAAGCAGTAAGCTGTGAGTAAACTTCTGGAAATCCTAGCAGGTCTTCTTGGCCTGCTCTTGGACGCAAAGAAGAAGCATGAGCAGAAGGAGGCGCAAAGTGAAGCGAATCATGTTAGTGATGACCCTGCTGATTGGTTCGCTGATCATTTCAGGGTGCGCGACGGAGTTACCGAGACTCCCAGCAAAGCCGACGCTGACGGCAGTGTACGAAGTGGATGATAAGGTCTGCTTTAGCAAGCCGGATGCTACACAACTTGGGCTGTACATTTTATCGCTAGAACGCGGTTACAAATAATACATAGCTTTATGTATCAATCACCTACGATTTAGGTGACACTATAGAAGAGATAGAGTGGTGATCGTTTGGTCGCCCTTTACTCAAGGTGCTCATGGTGGGCGCTTTAAGTAAAGGAGGTGTAATTTGCTCACAAGACTAGCAGCAGCCTTAGTGCGCCTGTTACGTGGAGGGACTTTAGAGGATGCTCTTTACTACAACACACCGGAGATGTTTGGGGCAAAAGGTGACGGTGTTACTGATGATACCGAAGCTATGCAAAGGGCAATCAATGCCAGTGAAGGTTTCACTCTTGAGCTACGTCAGAATAGGTCGTATCGTTGCAAGTACCTTGTGATACCTCATGCTATGACAATCCGTGCAGGCGGTCGTCATCAGAACGGTAAGATTGTGCCTTATGGTAACTCAGGCGACTTCGTTCACAGCGGCGACTTCATCAAGATAACTTCTAACCAAACCGTCACTTTATTCAACGTAACAATAGATGCACGTGGCGTCAATCTTACTAAGGTTGAGGGTCAGAGGTTGAATGGTTTAGTCCAGACAGATAACACTTCTGGAGTTTATACGCCAGGCTTCCAGCTTTATAACTGCAACGTATCCGGTTTCTCCGGGATGAACATCGTAGGTGGCAAGAGTCGTAGCTTTGGTATCATCAAGGATACGCAGTGTGAATCTGCCGACCTAACTTGCATACGCATAAACGGTGTTGACTGGCGAATCGACCATACCTACGTAGGACGTTCAGGGACGGGTAATGGTATTGAGGTACTAGGTGAGAGTAACACAGTTACTCACTGTGACTCTTACTTCAATGCAAGAAGCGGCATCGTATACATTCAGGAGACAGGCAAGGCATTCTTTAAGGCTATATCTAATACGGTTAACTCAAACGGAGAGCACGGTATTAGCGCGTCGCTGCCTTATATGCAGCCGTCGGGTATTCTCATCACAGAGAACAGATTCTGGAATAACAGTAAGGCCAGTGATGGCACTTACCATAATATTAGCCTGAAAAATGGACGTGGTCAGATCATCACTAACAACATCCATGAAGCATATCAGGCCTCTGCTGTATCTGATGTGCCGCGTGCAGGCTATTGCATTAACTTAGAGGAAGGGGCGCAGCCAGCACACATCTTAGATTCGCATGACAAGCTGTACTCTTACCGGAAGGGTTTCTGTAACCTAAACGACCAAAACGTTATCAACACTGACAGTTACAATATCACCAGTAATGTACCTCTTGTTAAAGGCCTTAAAGCTGCGACCGCTGTTGGTGTTGAGTTGAAAGTGGATACAGAATCCCAGTCAAGGGTACAAATTGGTAATGGTGGTATCTGGTTTGGTGACGGATCTACTGCCCCATCGCATGGTGTTGGGCAAGACGCAAGTTATGCAGGTTGTACTGTGGCATTCAAAGGTCTTGCAGTAAAAGGCGGCTATGACGGTACATACTTGCGAGTTGGAGGCCATTACTTCTGGCAGGATGAAGGTCTTATCATGACAAAGCTAGTGGCTCCTAGCTCTGCAAGTGATGGTAAGGCGGTCATGGTACGTCAGGTGTCTGCGCCAGTCTCAGCAAGTGCATCTGGTAACACTGGAGATTTTGCATTTGATGAAGAGTACTTCTATGTGTGTACGCAGTACAATACGTGGAAGCGGGTGGCCCTTGCCACTTGGTAACACTAGAGTGGCGTCAGCCACTCTTACGCAACTTTCTTCATAGGCATTCATGGTGGGTGCACATAAACAAAGGAGGTTACATGGCTTTAACTAGAGCAACATCGCCTACTCTTAACTTTGACACTGTAGGTCAAGCTGTCTCTTTTGGCACTAAGTTTAAGGTTGGTGATCGCATCTTTATCTATGGCGATGAGGGTGTATCTTTTGACTACAGAACAGGATCTTACCTTGTAGACAATGGAACCGTATTTCAAGCAGGTGAGGGTTACTTGGTAAGGAATTTTGAAGGGCCAGCCCGGTCTTCTTGGTTCTCTTCGTGGTCTGGTCTGGTGACATATATGTCACTGCCTGGCAGGTCTCTTATCATTGATAATGAAGTGAAGGCAACTTCTGTGATGTACTTGAAGTCCTTGTCTTCTATCAAATTCACTACAAGTGGTGTAATCATACCAAATGACACACCATCTCAGGTTATCAACATACTTGGGTCAGAACCTACGGCCTTTTTACCAATCGCAGCCAACATGTCAGCAGCGAGTGCACTGGTAACCTTTGCTGACGGCGCAGGTATATCTCCTGGGGACAATGTGGTGATTAAGTCTGACAGGCCGTGCGACGGCGGACCTAATAGCCACGGCGTCCGTGCCTCGGTCCTTCGCAGGGTGTTAGCTACAACAAGTACGGAGGGAGTAACCACGGCACTTCTGGACCAGTCTGTACACTACAACTTCTTGGTATCAGAGGACGCGGTTATCGGTAAGTACAACCCTGTCGAGGATGTAGAGCTTGTAGATGTGAAGATAAACAAGGTTGCTGACTCTAATGCTCTATTTACCGTAGGCATCTCCATGCAATACTGCAATAACGTGCGTATCAAAGGTGGTGTGATTCAAGGTAGTAAGCGTGCCTGGTCTGGAGATATCACTGGTCGCTCTGCCATCAAGTTTGCTAACTGTCGCAACTCCTATGTTGACGGCACACACTTCTATGCCATTGGCTGGTACGGTGTGGAGGTGCTTGGGGCATCTGAGGATATCCAGGTAAGGAACATCAAAGCCTGGGATGTTCGACATGCCATTAGTCTTAACTGGCAGGCAACCACAGATGGCCCTAAGTGGGGTGAACCTATCACCTTCAAGGCCATTGATTGTATTGCACATAAGACTACCCTGTCGGGATTCGACACCCATGATATCGGCAAGAGAATCCAGTTCATCCGTTGTATCTCTTACGATGCAGGTGATGATGGCTTTCAGGCTCGTGCTCACAACGTTGAGTACATCGGATGTAAGGCATACAGACCTAAGCTAGATGGTTTTGCATCAAACACTAATGTTAGCTTCCCGATATACAGGGAATGCATTGCCTACAACGCCCAGCGTGCTGGGTTCAACGCATCGTATGGTGGTGGTCACATCTATGACTGCGAGGCACACTTCTGTGCAGATGGTATTAGGACCAGTGGTGGTACGGTGCAAGGCGGTCGGTACACCCACAACTCCAACGTTGATATCTTCATCACCAAGGATGTTGCAGGTACTCAGCAGACTCCTCTCAACATCTCCGAGGCAAGCCTACGGTACGATGGTAATGGTCGTGCTGTGTACTTCCACGGTAAGATGGATATCGACCCTGCACTTGTCACCATCTCTGATTGTGACATGACAGGTCACGGTCTTGCCTGGGCATCACTCTCTGGATACACGGTGCAACCTACACCTCCTCGTATGAGCAGGAACACCCTGGACGATGTGAACGTCAGAGGCATCGCAACCCTGGTTGCTGGCACTGCCACCGTCAATGCTCGTGTGAGAGGCCAGTTTAGCTCTAACGCAAACACCTTTAAGTGGGTGTCTGAGATTAAGCTGACCAGGCTGACCTACCCAAGCAATGCAGGACCTGTGTCTGTGACAGCAGTCACTCAGGATGCAAGCGTACCAACACCTAACCCGGACCTGAACTCTTTCACCATTAAGAGTGCAAACGCAGCTGATGTGTCCCAGGTTATGTGGGAGATATTCCTATAACAACTATGCCACTCACAGCACACCTATGAGTGCCGCTCTGGATACCCAGGCAGTCCTTAGGTCTTGCTCCCTGTGTGGCTTGTTGTCCAACGTGTTAGACAAGAGGTGATTATGAAGTGGAAGGTCATGTGATTGCACACCGTATGCATGTGGCATTGCAGTTACTCCTCAGCATCGAGCAGGATACCTGTGGGTATCACCCAGAAGGGCCGTTGGTAGGTAGGCTTAAAAGGGCAGACCTAGGTATTCCATAGTGCATGCCGTAAGGTATACATCAAGTTTCAAAATTTGATATAGGTATGCGTCAGGTCTCTCGCCCGTCGCCCGTCCGGGGTTGTCCCCCATAGGGTGCCTGTGTCATTTCTAGGGCCGGAGGGCGGGCCTAGGCCGTTTCTTAGTGAGGGCCAAAGGTTCGCCTAGGCCAGCCGGAATGAGGGCCGCAGGAGGCCGCTTGCGCGGTGTGAGGGCGTGGGCTATCTGTTCGTTTGTCGCTTCACTCCTCACTCACTGGCCTAGTGTTACCTTAGTTACTTCCTTATCGTGTACCTTATGCAAGCCTTAGTGACTAACTTAGTGCCTGCCTTAGTGGCTACCTTAGTGATTACCTTAGTCACAACCTATCAATCCTTAGTGTTACCTTAGTGAATTGCATAGCTAAAGCTATAAGGTGCGATTAGGTCGCGGTCGGTAGACCGCTAAAGAGGTAATGAGTAGGGAGATGCAAGAGATGAACACCATAAACCGCCCTTGTCTGTCCTGTGTTTGCCTTGTCCAACACGTTGGACATGCCTGTATAGTGACAGATATCACATAGTGCATTAAATAGTGCTTGACAGGGTCTTCTTGTTAATACATACTGCAATCACCGGGAACGAAGTGGCGACACAAAGTAGGTAACCGGAAGTAAGCTGGTGAAGAGTAATCGCTCTAAGTAGCCAGATGATTAAGTGTAAGGACTCCGCTAGATGAAACAGGCTAGGGTGGGTTGAGTAAGGACCTTTCAATCCTTCTTCATACATTACGATGATATGAGCTACACTGTGAATCACTGCTCTTTAACAAAATGTAATGTACCTAGTGTATGCCGCTCATAACATGAGGGTTACACAATGAAAGAAGGTGATAAGGTCCACTATGTAGATAGCTGGGGTGACATCCATACAGTACGCATAAGCTACCTGTTCACATCAGTGATGGGTAATGAGTGCGCAGCCCTGAGTGATGGGGCTACCAAGCTGGTTACTGAATTGGTGGAGGTGTAGTTATGGCTGTAAACTTGGATAACTTATTGATGTTAGACTTTGCAGACCTTGAACTCCGGGTGTATGCAAATTGCATCAAAGAGAACAAGCGGGCATCACGTATGCCAGCACGCAAGCGTAAGGTTCTCTACGGGAAGCATAAGCTACCTTGGTCATTCATACATGATTGCTATGTTTGCCATAAGCAGGGCGGTTTCCTGTGAAGATTAAACGTGTAGTTAAGAATGCAAGAAATGCTAAGTGCTACGGGTGTAGCTGGCGTAAGTTTAAGAAGCTGGTAAGGTCTTCACCAGATGAGAACATAAGCCGCATACCAGCACGCAAGCTTAAATATTTATGGAATAGCATTAAATAACTGTTGACAACAAGCGGCATACATAGGTACATTACATATGCAGTACGAAGTAACGCTCTTTAACAATTTGCTTAGTGTAACCTATGTAAGCCGTGGTTAACATATCATTAGTGAGGTACACCATGCATAACTTAGATGATTCTTATGATGCTTACGTGGAGTCAGTCTGTGAATATGAGATTCCTATGGGTAAACGTCAATTCCTTAAAATGATTGAGGAGTGGCAAGAGGTGCCAAATAAGGTATCACCGGAACTCAAGGAGGGAGTATAGTGGAACTGAATCTACGAGAAGCTAGCGCTGTATTTACTATGCTGTGCTACATGGTACAAAATGAGTCTATGACCGACGACGAACTAGCGTTATATCATCGCTTCCGTAATGAAGGGTGGGGCGACCTAGTTAATAAAGATCGTGATATTCTTAAAGAAATGATTGAAGGTTAACATATGTTTAAGCACGAAGTATTTATCAGTGACAACCGCGAAGCCGCTATGATTGCAGAGATGTTTAAAGGTCACGTTACGGCGTACAACATAAGAGATGGTGAGGAAGCCTTTGTCGTTACCTTTGTTAGCAAGTTATCGCACAAGAAGATAGTAGATAAGGTGATGCCTTTCTTCTCCTTAGAAGAAGTAATTTCCAACAAAATCTAAATTAGTTGTTGACAGCCACGGCTTACAAGGTTACATTAAGCACCAACAAGGCAACACCGCTCTTTAACAATCTGGAATGAACTTAGTCGGATAGGTTAGATAAGCTATCTTGGCACTAGCTAGGGTGGCTTAGTGTAACCTAACTAACTAAATGAGGATTAAACTATGAAACGTAACGCAAATGCATACTATGAACTGCAAGCTCAAGCTCTGGAACTGCTGAAAGAACGTATCCAATACGACGATATCTGCGACTCTTCCGATGCAAGCGATGCAATTCACGAGATTGCCGACAATGTTACACCGCATTACTATCACGAAATCTTCACAGTCATGGCTGCCGACGGTATCGATACTGATTTTGAAGATTCTGGCCTGATTCCTGACACTAAAGACGTTTCTCAAATCTGTCAGGCTCGAATCTATGAGCAATTGACCATAGATATGTACGCCGAGATTGATTCTCTGGTTGAAGAATATGTTGATTCTATCGAAGAAGAGGACGAAGAATAATGCACGGCAAGCAATACAACTTCCTGTTTTCTGACGGTGTAACCCTGAAATGCTCCTTGCGCTTCGCTATGCTGCGAGAGGAAACGCTTGGAACCTCCTACCGATTAATTATGTGACACTATAAGAGGGTTAACAGGGTGCTCTTGCGAGAGTGCCCGATTAAACTAACTTAATGAGGTGTTAACATGGCTAAATTCATAAACGTTGCAGTGGTTTTCTTATTCGCTACATTGATTCTTCTAGCTAGCGGCTCGCTGAAACACGAAGTTAATAACTATGAAGGCTTCTCCGTGCATCATGTAGTGATTAAAGATGTATCCTTGTACTCTTGGATGGAGTGATGAACCTATAGCCTACTTAGGTGGGCTATGTGAACATCATTCATTAACTCAAAAGGTGACATTATGACTACCGAAAACATTCTCTTGTCTGTCCGCGAAGCTGCAACCGCTGAAATCAAAGCACATTTGGAGACAATCGGCGCTTCTTACCTCAAAGTCGGCTCCCTTCTGAATGAATTACGCGGCGACTTTGAGAACCAGCGCGAATTTCTCGCCTACGTAGAAGAAGAATTCAGCATTAAGAAAGCACAATGCTACAACCTTATGAACGTAGCACGTTGCTTTGACGGTGACGAGCGCTTTAAAGGTGTGGCGATGCGCGTCATGCTGTCCCTGATTCCGTTCGCAGATAAGGCCGGGATTATGGATAAGGCCGCAGAACTTGCCGCCGAGGGCAAATTAGATACGAAGTCCGTTAACGCGCTTACGGGCAAGCCTGAGAATCCCGCCGCTAAACCTATGCATTCACAAGGCGAACCAGAGAAAACCGCTGAGAACGCCGCAGAGAGCGCAGAGCAGGCACCGCAGCGCGTACCAGAAGAATCTAATATAGAATGGGGCGCAGATGAAAACACGGATTCGGCACCGTGGGACGATGAACCAGCACCGCGCGACGACTCACAGAAAGCGCCAGAGCGTAAAGCGGAGCCGCTGGATAACGCTGCAACCGCAGAGAGCGCGGCGATGGCTGGCATGTTGGAGCAGATTAAAAGTCTTACCAAACAACTCAAAGCTGCAAATGACCGTATCGCAGAGCTAACCAGCACCCGCGAGAACAAGAAGGCCGCCGCTCCTATGCTTCCACAATTTAAATCTTCCTGCTTCTATGCTCGCTTAGGTTTAAGCGCGGAGGAAGCAAACAAGAAAACAGCAGTTAACAAGGCCAAACGTGAGCTTGTTAAGCTGGGTTATGGCGAGGGCCATGAAGCGTGGGTTCTTATTGCCGAGGCAGTAGCTGAATTAACTAAGTGATTAGTTGGCCTTGAGAGCGTCATTGCATAAGATGGCGCTCAATTAAGTTTTCTAGCACCCAATGGAGTAATAAGATGCAAGATCTAATGAACGCTCAGCTTCAACTTGAAGACGAGATGTTTAACGGTGGTATCAGTCGCTTCGAAGCTGACCAGCAGCGCCAGATTGCAAGCGGTAACGAATCCGATACTGCATGGAACCGACGCCTGCTGTCTGAATTGATTGCACCTATGGCCGAGGGCATCCAAGTATATAAAGAAGAATACGAAGGTAAGAAAGGCCGCGCCCCGCGTGCTTTAGCCTTCCTGCAATGCGTAGAAAACGAGGTTGCAGCCTACATCACCATGAAGGTGGTTATGGATATGCTAAACACCGATGTAACCCTGCAAGCTATTTCTATGGCGGTAGCTGACCGCATTGAAGACCAAGTCCGCTTTAGCAAACTGGAAGGTCACGCCGCTAAATACTTCGAGAAAGTAAAAGCAAGCCTGAAAGCGAGCCGTACTAAATCCTATCGTCACGCTCATAATGTATGTGTAGTGGCTGAGAAGTCAGTGGCGGCTAAAGATGGCGAGTTCGACCGCTGGGAGGCATGGCCTAAAGATACCCTCCTGCAAATCGGGACTACCTTGCTGGAAATCTTGGAGAATAGCGTATTCTTCAAAGGCGAACCTGTATTCATGCGTGCAATGCGTGCGGTAGCTGGTAAAACTGTCTACTACCTGCAAACCTCTGAAACCGTGGGTGAATGGATCGCAGCGTTTAAAGATCACGTAGCGCAACTATCCCCGGCTTATGCGCCTTGCGTAGTACCGCCGCGCCCTTGGGTTTCTCCTTTTAATGGAGGCTTCCACACTGAGAAGGTGGCTAGTCGTGTTCGTCTTGTCAAAGGTGACCGCGAACATGTTCGCAAGCTGACCAAAAAGCAGATGCCTAAAGTTTACAAGGCTGTTAACGCCCTGCAAAACACACAATGGCAAGTTAACAAAGAGGTGTTAGCGGTGGTTGAAGAAGTGATCCGCCTCGACCTTGGTTATGGTAAGATTCCACACTTCAAGCCCATCATTGACAAGGAGAACAAGCCAGCGAACCCGGTTCCGGTTGAGTTCCAGCACCTTCGCGGGCGTGAGTTAAAGGAGATGCTCACCTCTGACCAGTGGCAAGCCTTCATTAACTGGAAGGGCGAATGTGCGAAGCTGTACACCGCAGAAACTAAACGCGGCTCCAAGTCTGCCGCCGTGGTTCGTATGGTAGGACAGGCCCGCAAATACAGCGCCTTTGATGCGATCTACTTCGTATATGCACTGGATAGCCGTTCCCGCGTTTATGCGCAGTCCAGCACGCTCTCACCGCAGTCTAACGATCTAGGCAAGGCATTGCTCCGCTTTACCGAAGGGCAGCCGCTGGATACCGCAGAGGCGCTTAAATGGTTCCTCATCTCCGGTGCTAACCTGTGGGGCTGGGATAAGAAAACCTTTGATGTGCGTCAAGCTAACGTGTGGTGTGCAGAATTTCAAGACATGTGCCGGGATATCGCCGCCGACCCGCTCACCTTTACACAGTGGGCTAAAGCGGACGAGCCTTACGAATTTCTCGCATGGTGCTTTGAATATGCCCGCTATCTGGATGCGCTGGAAGACGGCACCCGCGATGAGTTCCGCACTCACTTACCAGTACACCAAGATGGCTCATGCTCTGGCATCCAGCACTATAGCGCTATGCTGAAAGATGAGCGCGGCGCTACCGCTGTTAACCTGAAACCGGGCGACGCTCCGCAAGACATTTACGGCGCGGTTGCGCAGGTGGTTATTGCGAAGAATGCCCTGTACATGGACGCCGACGAAGGGCTGACCTTCGAATCTGGTAGCCTGAAACTGTCCGGCGCTGACCTCCGAGCGATGGCTAGTGCATGGGATATGGTAGGTATCACCCGCTCACTGACCAAGAAGCCTGTTATGACCCTGCCGTATGGCTCCACCCGCTTAACCTGCCGCGAGTCTGTGATTGACTACATTGTTGATCTGGAAGAGAAAGAAGCGCAGAAAGCAGCAGTAGAAGGGCGGGCATCTAACAAGGTACATCCGTTCGAAGAAGGGCAGACACTGGAACCAGCGATGGCATACAACTACATGACCGCCTTGATTTGGCCGTCAATCTCTGAGGTCGTTAAAGCTCCGATTGTTGCGATGAAGATGATTCGCCAGCTTGCACGCTTCGCAGCTAAACGTAACGAAGGGCTGGAATACCCGCTGCCGACTGGCTTCATCCTGAAACAGAAAATCATGGCAACCGAAATGCTCCGCGTGCGTACCTGCCTGATGGGCGATATCAAGATGAGCCTGCAAGTGGAGACTGACATTGTAGACGAGACTGCAATGATGGGCGCGGCGGCACCTAACTTCGTACACGGTCACGATGCGAGCCACCTGATTCTCACCGTGTGCGATCTGGTGGATAAGGGCATCAAATCTATCGCCGTGATTCACGACTCCTTCGGGACTCATGCAGGCCGTACCTTAGACCTCCGAAACTCCCTGAAAGGGCAGATGGTAGAAATGTACGAACACACTAACGCACTGGCGAGCCTGCTGGAAATACACGAAGAACGCTGGAAGGTTGACACTGGCATCAAAGTACCAGAGCAAGGCACCTTCGACGTCCGGGAAATCTTAGAGTCTGACTATTGCTTCGCTTAATATTAATAGGGCCAGCCTTCGGGTTGGCCTTTTCTTTTGCCTATCACCTGTTACATTTCATTAACAAGTCCAACGTGTTGGACACGATGCGGATTTACGAGACACTATAGGACTACCCGTCGGAGACGGAAAGTAATAGGTAGTTAAAGGTAATAAAGGAAAGATAGGTAATATAGGTAATCCTAGGTTACACTTCCTTTATTCTCCCTCCTTATTACATGAAGTCCTGTCCAACATGTTGGACAAACTATTTAGGTGACACTATTGAACAAGACTAACTTACTTTGGAGATTCAATCATGCGTAACTTCGAGAAAATGACCCGTAAATCTACCCGCTTCGATGAGTTCGAAGGGAAGAAAGGCAGCAAGCGTAACAAGATTGTACGTGACCGTGCATCTAAACGCGCTGCATGGGAGATCTAAGTTATGGCTATCATCAATAACATTCCTTGCCCGATGTGCCAGAAGAACGGGCATGATAAATCAGGCAACCATCTTATGATCTTTGAGGATGGGGCAGGTTACTGTAACCGTAGTCACTTCCACGACAACGGACGCCCTTACTACCACAAGCCAGAGGGTGGCATCGAAATCACAGAGCTACCTATCAATGGTTCAATCAAGTACACTCCTGCACAATTCCGTGACTTGGAGAAAGAAGGGAAGATAGCTGACCCTAAACTACGTGCCATCGCTCTTGGTGGTATGCGAATGAAAGACCGTTGGGAGGTAATGAATGATGGAGAGAAGGCAGAGCAAGAAGCCGAGTGGCAACTTGATGTTGAGTGGTTCCTTGAACTTAAAAGGAAGAACCTCGTATCACGACACATTAGAGGCGACATTTGTGCGCTGTATGACGTCCGAGTCGGTCATGATGGTGAAGGGAAGGTTAACAGGCATTACTACCCTCGCTTCGAGAATGGAAAACTTGTAGGTGCGAAGTGCCGGACGCTGCCTAAAGACTTCAAGTTCGGGCACCTTGGTAAGCTGTTCGGCAATCAGGATATGTTCGGCATGAACACCATGTCCAACGTGTTGGACAAGGGTCGTCGCAAAGACGTGCTGTTAATTGTCGGCGGCGAGCTTGATGCTATGGCTGCACAGCAGATGCTGATGGACGCAGCGACTGGCGATTGGAAGGGCAAGCCTTATCACGTCTGGTCTGTGAACAAGGGTGAGTCTTGCCTTGAAGAGATCGTCCAGAACCGGGAGCACATCTCGCAGTTCAAGAAAATCATATGGGCCTTTGACGGCGATGAGGTTGGGCGTAAGCAGAACCAGCAAGCGGCCCGCCTGTTCCCTGGCAAGTCCTATATCCTTGAGTACCCTGCCGGGTGCAAGGATGCGAACAAGGCGCTGATGGCTGGCAAGTCGAAGGAGTTCGTCGATGCATGGTTCAACGCCAAGTCCAGCGAGGAAGTCTTCGGCAGCCAGATTAAGTCCGTTGCGTCGATGCGTGACGAACTCAAGAGGGCACGACCAGAGGAAGGGCTGTCATGGCCTTGGCCTAAGCTGAACAAGGTCACGCTGGGTATTCGTAAGCACCAGCTTATCATCGTCGGCGCAGGCTCCGGTGTAGGTAAGACCGAGTTCCTCCGCGAAGTGGTGAAGCACCTCATCGAAGAGCATGGAGAATCTGTTGGCATTATCTCGACGGAAGACCCGACTAAGAAGGTGGCTCGTGCATTCATCGGGAAGTGGATCGACAAGCGCATTGAGTTGCCGCCGACCAATGACCCGACCGAAGACGGCTATCGTGAGGTGCTTGACTACACAGATGAAGAAGCGGCGGAAGCTATCGACTACGTAGCAGACACAGGTAAGTTCTTTGTAGCAGATCTCGAAGGTGACTACTCAATGGAGAAGATTGAGCAGACCTGCCTAGAGTTCGAAGCTATGGGGATTCAGAACATCTTTATTGATAACTTAACGGGGATTAAATTAGATGAGAGAGCATATGGTGGCAAGGTTGGAGCGCTTGATGAGTGCGTCAAAAGGATTGGAACTATCAAAGACCGACACCCTGTTACGATCTTCCTTGTCAGTCACCTTACTCGCCCTTCGGGACAACGTACCCAGCACGAAGAAGGTGGTGAAGTTATCCTTTCTGACTTCCGAGGCTCAGGAGCCATCGGATTCTGGGCTTCTTACGCCTTGGGGGTTGAGCGTAACACAAGAGCTGAATCGCTTGATGAAAGAACTACCACGTACATCTCATGCGTCAAAGACCGTGACCAAGGGATTTTCACGGGGACTAAGGTCATGCTTAAAGGCGACCTTGCAACCGGTAGATTGAAGGAACCTCAAGCACGAACCAAGAGCTTTGACACAGGTGTACATAAGCAGCAGGAAGTACCTGATGATTTAGGTGACACTATAGAACAAGGTAACTTCGAGGAAGGGCAGGAATTCTAGTGTTCTTATCAGGGCTTATCCAACATGTTGGACAGGCTCTTATTAAGCACATTAACTATAGGAGATTGTTATGACTAAATTAGTATTGAATGTTGGTGATCGTGTTCGTAATATTAGAGTTGAGTCTGCTTACTTTAAAGAGGAAGGCAAAGTACAAAATGTCGAAGCACACTGGTATACCATTGTACATGACTCTGGAACTATCTTACATTATGTCAAAACTAATGCACACAAAAACCTTGAGCGTATTGAAGAAGTAACTAACAAGTGCAAGTGTGTGCATGATGAACTGTGTGAACGTTGCACTCGCCAGATGCAGAAGGCTCTCACCTTCTTCGAACGTTATGGTACAGGCACCAAGTCAATTGCAGAGTATATGGCACAGAACCGCAAGGTGCTGAAACGGGAGCGCCGCAATGTGATCACTGGCATGACCCAATCTGATATGCACCGCCAGCATGGTGCAGAGGGTGTCGTCATGTTCAACACTCGTGCAACCGGGCGCAGCACAGGCCAAGCCTTCCGCATCTTGGGTGAAGCCATGTGCAATCCGGGTGTCGCCATTCGCATCCAAGACGTAGATCATGCGATCTCGGAAGGCAAAGGCAACCGCTGGCAGCTTAACAAACACTTCGAGCATATCTTACGTGACACTATAGTGGATATGAAAGGCTTCCACTTTGATCACGGTCATATCACTTTTAACCCTATCGTTACGGAGGAAACTTATGTCTAAGAAACCTAGCCTCAAGTTCCTTGATGGGAACGAATATATGCAACAACGTGTAACCAATCAGGCATTCCTGTTCGCACAGCTTACTATGGCAGAAGCCAAGAAGAATAGTCTTACCCGCGAGCAGATTATCAAAGACGCTACATGGGAGCCTCACAAGGTGACCTACATGGGGCGCAAGGTTACAGTGGAGCGCAAGAAAGTCAGTTAATAAGTCATGGGTTGTCCAACATGTTGGACAGCCTATCATCATATTAATTGGAGGTGACTCAATGAAAGATATTGATTGGATTAAAGAAGCCCAAGGCCGTATCCTTGTGATGGATGCAGAAGCTAAAGGCCTACTTGATGCCATCCGATACGGACACCGCGAGGACGTGCATATCATTTGCTGCATGGATTTGCTGACCACCGAAGAGTTCCTGTTCTTCGACCCATATGAGATGCGTGACCAGAAGGCGCGGGAGCGGCTCAAGGAGTGGGAAGGGTTTCAGGACGGCGACCTTGTGGATGGCGTGAACTTCCTCAAACACTGCGAGGCTATCGTATCACAGAACTTTCTAGGGTATGACGGATTGCTCTTTGAGAAGGCATTCCCGTCTGTGTGGCGGGGCTTTAACTACACAGAGAAGCGCGGGAAAGGCCGTCTGCGGGCCGATCTCTGCCCGGTAAGGGTTATGGATACCCTCGTTATGTCGCGCCTCCTGAACCCGGATAGGCGGCTTCCTCAGCAGGCTTACGCTAAAGGTATGGGTAACGTGGCCCCTCACTCAATCGAGGCGCACGGCATCCGCATCGGGCGCTATAAGCCGGAGAACGAAGACTGGTCTAAGCTGACAGACCACATGGTTCACCGTGTCCGCGAGGACGTGGCGATAGGTCGTGACCTGTTCCTTTGGCTACATAACGGCGAGTGGAGGGAGCACAAGGCGCGTGGCGTTAACCCTCGCACTGGCCTTGGCATCGAGACGGCATTCCACATGGAGTCGATCGTTGCGCTGGAAATGACCCGGCAGGCAGAGCGTGGCTTCCGGCTGGATATCGATAAGGCGCTGGCTCGATGCCAAGAACTCGACGAGAAGATCGACGAGACAGTAGCAGCATTCCGCCCGCACATGCCTATGCGTATCAAGTCAAAGCCATTCAAGCCACAAGAGAAGGAGGAACAAATCGATGCAGCAAACAGCTACGCGGCGTTACATTCGTTGGGTGCGAGGCTCTCAGAAGACGCCTTCTTACATGTGGAACGTAGGGGTGATAGGAAGACTGTATGGGCCGTCACTACTAAGTCTGGAGATTGGTCTGCTACTGTCAAGAAAGATTTTCCTCACATTAGAGGAAATATTAATGACACGCCAAGCCTCAAGCACATTGGCCCTTACTCGCCAGTCACCTTTGAAGAGATCCCACTAGGGAACCGTGACACGGTGAAGCAGGTACTCTATGACTTCGGGTGGCGAGGTGTAGAGTTCAATGATGCAGAGCAGGCATGCATCGACGAGAATGGTGTGCCGCCTAAACCTTGGAGTGGTAAGATCAATGAGAAGTCGATTGCTGTTTGGAAGGAAAGAGCCGCACGTGAAGGTAAAGCAGTCCCCGATTGGTGCTTGGGTATCGCTGCATGGTACATACTCGTATCCCGTCGCGGTCAGATCCTCAACCGTGGTGACGTTGAAGCCTTCAATCAGAAGGGAGCGTGGCCCTCGCAGGCTGGTGTACGAAAGTGTCGCGGCCTTATACCTGTAGCCTTCAACAAAGAGCTTGGCATCAATGCACAAACGTACTACGAAACCTATGGGTGCTGGCCTACGTCTGATAAGGACGATGGTGAGTGGCGTGTTCCTGCCGTTGCTATCAGCATTGGAACTTCTACTTTCCGTATGCGGCATCGTAATGTTGTTAATATCCCCGCCCGTGGCTTATACCCTCTTCGTGATTTATTCATTGCAGGAAAAGGTAAGCTAATCCTTGGCTGTGACGGCGCAGGTCTGGAGTTGCGTGTACTCTCGCACTTCATGAACGACCCTGAATACCAAGAGATCGTACTGCACGGTGACATTCACACCCATAACCAGCTTAAAGCTGGCCTGCCGAAGCGTGACATGGCGAAGACTTTCATCTACGCCTTCCTGTATGGCTCCGGTATTTCCAACCTGGCGGCAGTTTGTGGCGTCACTGAGGAGGAGATGAAGGAAGTGGTGGCTCGTTTTGAGATTGAGCTACCCTCACTGGCTCGCCTCCGGGAGAATGTTATCGCTGCCGGAAACAAGTTCGGCTACCTGCAAGCGCCGGATGGTCATTGGGGCCGCATCCGTATGGCGAATGGTGAACTCAAAGAACACACCATGCTGAACGTGTTGCTCCAAATGACAGGCTCCTTGTGTATGAAGTACGCACTGGTGAAAGCCTTTGCAGTCATGCGCAGAGAGGGAGTGGCGCTGGATGATATGGGAAATCCGTGTGGTGTGGCTAACGTCCACGATGAAATCCAGATGGAGGTGCCAGAAGATGAGGTCTTGTATCTTGACTATACAATACCTTTCACCTTAGAGGGGTTTGAAACTGAGAAGGCAGCCATTAAAGCCGCATTTGATCCAGAAGAAAAGCGGGTGCATACCGACGTTGATGGCCGTATGTGGTCTGCCGCGAATCTTATCAAGGTAGATGCCGAGGCAGGTGTTATTCATTGCCAACGTAAATACCATCGTGCTGGTCAAATCATAGCTGAGTCTATGACTTGGGCAGGTAAGTATTTAAACATGCGTTGCCCTATGTCCGGGGAATTTAAGATCGGAAGTTCATGGGCTGAAACGCACTAACATGGGAGAAGGAAAATGCAAGAGTGGGTTCGCATTACAAGCTATCCTAACTATGCTGTGTCGAACGAAGGTGAGGTTAAGAATATTAATACAGGGTGTATTGCGCCCACTTACACTAACCAAAGGGTACTTAGGTGTTAGGCTATATCACGAAGGTAACGGCAAGACGCTTAAGATTCATAGGCTTGTCGCTCTTGCCTTTCTTTCTAACCCTGATAACCTACCTCAGGTAAACCATATAGATGGTGACAAGAGTAACAATGATGTTACCAACCTTGAGTGGTGCAGCAATGAATACAATATGCGGCACGCTGCTGACAATGACTTACTTAACAAAGAGACACAGTTTAAGCAGAAGTATGATCCGTCTGAGTTCCGTAAGTGCAAAGAAGAAGGTATGACCATCTCCGCTATTGCTCGTAAGTTTGGATGTAAGCGGGATACTGTATACCGACTTTTAAGACTACGTTGATTTAGGTGACACTATAGAAGGGTAGCCTAGGTAATCTAGGTCTTATAGGTAGTATAGATAAATAAGCTAAATATAGGAGATTAAATATGTCAATGGTAACTACTCTGGTAGCACTGTCTCAATTCTTCCGTAACCTGTCCACTCGTATCCGTAACAAGGCAATCAATGCAATCAAAGACCGCATCGCTGTGGTTGAAGACCAGCAGGTTGCTGTTGAGGAGAAGCGTAGCGAGAACATGATTGCTACCCACAACTCTTACTACGCAGCTAAGGCGAAGCTGGATGAAGAGTATCAGGCCAAGCTGGCTAAGATGGAGGCCGAACTGGCTGCGACCAAGCGCACCATCGCAATGGTTGCACAGTGTGCATCTAACGAATTGAAGCGTGAGCTTGTCATGCTCAGTATGGAACTGGATAACCTGACCAAGTGAGAGCCTACCTGTATCCCGGCCACCGGATTGGAGTACCTATCTTGCACTTGGTTATGGTTGGAACATCAAGACCAAGCATTGGTAATTAGGTGACACTATAGAACAAAGGGCAGCAATAGGTTGCCTTGATTGTATCATGTAACCAAAGGAGGAATAAATTAATGGCTCGTAATTTTGATTTTGGTGCTGAGGTTGCTGCTGCTACTGGTGGTGTATTTAAGAACCCGGAAGTAGGTGATCATGAGGCTGTGATCTCTGGCATCATTCACGTTGGTTCCTTCCAAGACATCTTCAAGAAAGGCAACACCACCGAAGTTAAGAAGCCTGCAAACTTTGTGCTGGTCAAGGTTATCCTGATGGGTGACGACGACAAGAATGATGATGACTCTCGCATGGAGCAATGGATGGCTGTGCCGCTCAAGTCGGGTGACAAGGCTACACTGACTAAGTTCCTGAATGCGGTTGACCCGAAAGAACTGCTTGGCGGTTTTGACGACTTCATCGGCGAGTGTATGACTGTCAGCATGGTTGGCGACGAGAAGGGTGGTAAGAATGAAGACGGCACATTCAAGTACGTTAACTGGAAAGGTTTCGGCGGTATGCCTGATAAACTCAAGAAGCTGGTGCTGGCGCAGGTTGAAGAAGAAGGTCTGTCCATGACTGGACATATCACCTTCGACAAGCTGACTCGTGAGATTATCGACTCTATCCCGGCGCATCTGGTTCGCCAGTACCTGCTGAACGAGACTCCGCGCGGCAAGAACTTGTCCGTTGCTGGCTCCCACGTTGAAGCAATCATTGCAGAGGCACGCGCTGCCGATGCAGACTGGAAGAAGGCCAAGAAGAAAGACGGTGACGCAACTCCAGAAGATCGCCAGTCTCTGGACACTGGTGCTGCTGTACCGCAGGAAGTTCCGGCGCAGGACGTCACGGCTCCGGCTATGGATGAAGACGCAGAATATTAATAGGAGGTTAAATGAAAGTTGAAGTTGTAACTCTGCACTATAAGCCGGGCGTGACGACTCTGGCAGGGACTAGCTTTATGTCCTTCTCTGAGGGCGCTTCCTATCCCGATCTGCACTATATTGTGCGCGAAGGTCAGCACGTCGTGAATTACACGCACCCTGATACGGGTCAGCGCCATGGCGTATCAGTCCCGGTGTCTGATATTCGTCAGGTCAACACTGTCCTGTAAGTCCAACACGTTGGGACAAACTCGGTGTCCTCGATTTAGGGGACACTATAGAAGAAGATAACGGCAAATCCGCCACAAATTTTAAGAAGGAGATTAAAATATGTTCACTATCGAAACCCTGTCTAACCGTGTTGTCAAAGCTGGTAAACTGGAAGTTGTTGAGTCCTTCATCATTGTTGACGAAACAGGCGCACTGGTAGCTGGCACCAAAGCCTACGACACCCGCGAAGAAGCGCAGGCTAAGATTGACAGCATGGGTAATTTCGCCGCTGGTCTGGAGTTCGCACGTGCAATGTACGGCGATCAGGCTGACAAGGCACAGATCGGTAAGGCAAACATCGTTGCTGAATTCCTGGATTGGGTTGCTGCTGGCAAGCCTGTGAAGGAAGCCAAAGCAGAAGTTGCTGTAGGAGAAGCTGCTCCTGTAGTTGAAGAAGCTGCTACTCTGGCAGAAGAAGAAGAGTTCTAATAAGCGCCCTGTCTCCTAGTGAGGCAGGGTATTTTGTGTAATAGTTATTGGAGAATTAATTATGCCGACTATTGAATCTCGTATCTGCTTTGACTACAACTTCAATATGTTTACCCGGATGTATGAAGGCATTGCTTATATCCAGAATGGACACCATTGGGAATACGGTAAGCAAGAGCTTATCGCCAAGGTAGAGGACTGGGATGCAGAACGCATGAAGCGTAAACTACGGAGTAAGGTCAAGGCATTCTTGGAGGAATGGCCTACATGCGACCAAACTTCAACTTCGGAGCTACAGTATCGGAAGACAATAATCTCATCCTGTGGCCGACTGACGGTAAAAGAATCGCTCTCATAGATGGAGATATGATTCCTTATATCATTGGTTATGCTATCAGTGATATGACCTTGGTGCGAGCTATGACCCGTGTTAAGTCTGGTCAGGTGGCTCACATCGAAGATACACCTGAATGCAAGCAGGCATGTGATCGCGTCAACTCTATGCTCAATTCTTGGGTGTACGGTGCAAAATGTGATGCCGCTCGCATCTTCCTCACCAAATCGGATGCTAACTTCCGTCTGCGTCTGGCATTCACTAAGCCGTACAAGGGTACACGTAAGGCAGAGAAGCCACCGTTCTTTTATGAGATGCGCGAGCACCTTATGAGCGTACACAAGGCGGAGCTTGCAGACGGTGAAGAGGCGGACGACTTGATGAGTACAGCGCAATGGGATGCGCATCGACGATTCCTACAGGAGAATGGTAACGAGTTCGAAGTCGGTAGTCCTGAGCACAAGGCATTCTCTGATACTGTTATCGTGTCCGCAGATAAAGACCTGATGATTGTACCCGGCTGGCATCTACAACCGGGCAGCGACTTGAAGTGGGTAGACCAGATGGGTTGGCTTGAGTTACGCCGCAAGGATAACGGTCAGGTCAAAGACCTTAAAGGTGCTGGACTCAAGTTCTTCTACGCACAGATGATCATCGGCGACGACATTGATAACTATGCTGGGATACCGGGCAAGGGTGCTGCCTTTGCCTATAAGCTGCTTGACGGCTGCAAGACTGAGAAGGAGCTTTATATGGCTGTGCTGGGTGCCTACAAGGATAAGTTCGGGCATGGTGTAGTCAAACTTAGAAACCATAGGGGAACTTATCGTATCGGCAAGGCATTCGACTTGATGCTTGAGTGTGGGCGCTTGGCTCACATGGCTAGTTTCAAAGGGGATATCTGGCGTGCCGACAAGAACCCTATCCTGTGGGGAGACGACGACAGATGGCTACAAAGCTAAAGACCTCCGAGGTTGCTGCTTACAAGCAGGAGCTTATGGAGAAGCAGGGGTACAAGTGCCCTTTATGTGGTGGCAGTCTCAAGGCTGTCACTCCTGTTAACCGTGTACTTGACCACGACCATGACACTGGATTCTGCCGTGCCGTTGTATGCCGAGGTTGCAATGGTGCAGAAGGCAAGATCTTAGGTGTTATCTCAGGTTATGGTAAGGCAGGGAATAACAAGTATTTCCAGCTTAAATGGTTGGAGAACTTGTATAACTATTGGAAGTTACACCAGACGCCGCAGACTGACAAGCTGTATCATAAGCACCAGACTGAGGCAGAGAAGCGCGAGGCTCGCAATCGCAAGGCTCGCTTGGCATACGCAAAGAAGAAAGCAGGAGGTAAAGTTGGGTAAGCTACGCTCCCTGTACAAAGACTCCGAGGTGCTGAGTGCAATTGAGCAAGCTGCCGACGAGCACGGAAATGTTAACTACAATGAAATGGCACGCATCTTATCTGTGCATCCAGTGGGTAAGAAGATCACGCGCCAACTGGCCCGCTACTGGCACGGTCAGTTCAAGACGAAGAAGAAGAATGGCGATAACTACCAGTCACTTCTTCCAGAGAATACGCGTATCAAAGAAGCACGTAAGCTGCGCACTCCTGATCGCTATGAAGATCTGGCTGTTGCACCAATGCCTGAGTCGGCTCATCGCAGCATACTGGTGATCCCTGATACTCACGCCCCATATGAGCACCCGGATACGCTGGAGTTTCTGGCAGCAGTGGCTGCGCGGTTCCGCCCTGATACCGTTGTCCACCTCGGAGATGAAGCGGACAAGCACGCTATGTCTTTCCACGACTCCGACCCTAACCTTGATTCTGCTGGCATGGAGTTGGAGAAGGCACGTGTCTTCATGGCGAAGCTGCACGCAATGTTCCCGGTGATGCGCCTGTGTCACTCGAACCACGGGTCTATGCACTTCCGCAAGGCGCACTCGCACGGCATCCCTGTGCAATACCTCCGCACCTACCGCGAAGTGTTCTTCCCGCAAGGCGGCGGCGAGCGCTGGGAATGGCAGCATACGCACGTCCTCGAACTGCCGAACGGTGAGCAGGTTGCCTTCAAGCACCAGCCTGCCGGGGCCGTGCTGGGCGACGCCGCACATGAGCGCATGAACTTGGTGTGTGGTCACTTGCATGGCAAAATGTCTATCGAGTATGCCCGGAATACGCATGAGCAGTATTGGGCCGCACAGGGCGGTTGTCTGGTAGATGAAGATTCTCGCGCCTTCTCTTATGGCAAGGAGTCCAAATACAAGCCAGCGCTTGGTTGCCTTGTGATTCTCGAAGGCGTACCGCAGATCATCCCGATGCAGACCAATAGCGACGGTCGCTGGGTTGGCAAGATTTAAGTGACACTATAGAACAAAGGGCAGGTGATGCTTGCCCTTGATTGTATATTGTTAACAGGAGGTAAATATGATCATTGTACTGAATGCCCCTCCGGGTGCAGGAAAAGATACCATTGCCAAGAGAATGGCAGAAGCAAGCCCGGCATTTCGTCTGGCCTCTATGAAGGAGCCGATGTGGGATATTGCTAAGGCTATGCTCGGAACTAAGTACGATGAATTTGTTCGTCTGTACAATGACAGGGAAACCAAAGAGAAGGCCTTCGAGTTCTTAGGTGGTCTCTCTCCACGTGGTTTCTTTATCTGGATATCCGAGAAGGTATGCAAGCCTCTATTCGGCGAGCGCTTCTTCGGAGAGCGAATGCTGTCACGTGTACAGGAATTGAAACCATACGAGGTTGTCTTGTCTGATGGAGGCTTCCCTTCTGAACTCCTTCCAGCACTTGAAGTTGGCGAGACTATCATGTTGGTGCGTCTGCACCGAGATGGTTTCACTTTTGAAGGAGACAGCCGTGGCTATATATATGCTGAGGATTTGCCCGGTGAAGAGTTTTGGACTATCGATGTGGATCTTGAAGAAGGTGAGATTGACAAGGCTGTAACTCAGATTATCTCAGCCTATGAAGTCTTACTGGAGGTATACTGATGGATATCTTCTCTTTCATTGGCCTACCGGAAGGCCACCGCACTAAGCCAGTCATGCTGGTTAAGCACCGTGATGAAGTGCCGGATAGTAAGATTAAATTCCCCGTATATGGACAGGTGAAACGTGATGGTATATTCTCTGCTGTTGTTGTTCGCGCTGATAGTGTCGTTGGCATTTTTGGTCGCACTGGTAAGAAACTGGCAAACGTTGAAGCACTCGAACAAAGATTTGCTTCCTTTCCGGCTGGCATTTATCTTGGTGAGTTGCAGTCTATGGCCGTTGATATCTACCTTGAAGCACTCTCTGGTGTGGTGAACCCTAACCGGACGGAACCTCTTGATTACATCGGTCAGCAAATCAAGGATGACTTGTACATAGACTTCTTTGACATGTTGACGATCAAGGCATTCACTGATGGGTATACGGATGTTACATTCCTTAAACGCCATGCAGCGCTGGAGCGGCGCATAGGTGAACTGGTGTCCAACACGTTGGACAACATCCTGCCTATCACTCCTTGCCACAACGAGGTAGAGGTTGAAGCGTTCGCTAAGATGCACATCGACGCAGGTCGTGAGGGTGCTGTGTTCAAGCTGGACTGCGACTACGAGGCAGGTCACAAAGGCTACCGCCAGACCAAGATCGTCCGCATGGTAAGCTATGACCTTACCTGCATCGGGTGGGAAGAAGGTAAAGGTAAGTACAAAGGCAAGGTTGCTAACCTCATCTTTAAATGGAAAGGTGGCAAGACTGTCAAAGCTATGCTCGGCAAGGGTTGGACACATGAAGATGCCGAGCGTATGTATCACGATATTAAACATGGTGGCGAGTTGAATGTCATCGGGAAGATCTTCGCTGTCAAGGCGTTACAGGAATCTAGCAAGGGAATCCTGAGACTTCCCAAGGCTGGAGAGTTACGCCATGATAAGGAGGAACCAGATGTCTTTTGATTCAATGAAAGCCACTCGCGCTGTCGAGGTGGCAGAGGCTCTGTTCGAGTCTTACGCTTGCGGGATTACCCCGCCGTACACTCTGCTCGCTGACGCAGAAGAACTTGGCCTCTCAGTAGAGGCCATCAAAGAGAAAGTCGAGGAACTGTATGGCACAGACGAAGAAGAAACCGACGATTAGTCTGGAAGCTATGGGAATGCTGGAGATGATTCTCCGGCCTGCCCACCCGGCACCAGACAAGACACCAGAGCAATTGCAATGGGATGAGTGTAAACGGTACATCATGAACTGTATCAACGCTCAGATCGCGGTGACACCATGATTCGTCCTGCATCGTTCCTTGATATCCCTTCGATTATCAATCTTGGTAATCGGTACGTTGAAGAAGAGGTTAAGTCTACGGACCATCACTCTGCTGTATGGGATGCCGAGATGAGCGCCCATCACCTATGTGAAGCCTACATGCGGGATGATTTATTCCTGTGGGTGGCTGTGTTAGACGGTGAGGTCGTAGGCTTCTTATGGGCTGCGGCGCACCCTATGGCACCTTGGAACCCAGCTATGGTGGCAAGTGACTACCTGTTCTACATCACACCAGAGAGACGAGGAACATCCCTCGGCTACCGCTTAGTTAAGCAATACGTAGAATGGGCTGAGTCTATGGCGTGCTGCGAGGTGCGGCTGTCCATCGCCTCCGGTATCAACGAAGAACGAGTCGGACGTATGTATGAGCGCTTAGGCTTTGAGTCGTTCGGCACTGTGTATAACCTAAAGTTCTAAGGAGATAACATGGGTGTAGTTAAGAAGGCTGTGAGTGCTGTTGGTAAAGTTGTTGGTGGTGTGCTTGGTACGAGCCAGAAGCCAGTTAGCTTAGAGACCAAAGTGCCTGCACAGCAGCTTGAGCGTCAGCAGGAAGTTGGCGCAGAAGATATCCAGATTGGTCACGGCGAAGAGGACTCTCAGGCTGGCGCTAAAGGTAAGCGCGGTCTGGTTCGCCCTGTGGCCTCCAGCTTAGGAGTGTAATATGGGGCCAAACACCGATATGAAGTACGGTGGTAAGCGCTCGAAGATTCCAAAGCTGTGGGAGAAATTCATAACCAAGCGTAATCCGTTCCTTGACCGGGCGAAGCATTACGCTAAGTTATCCTTGCCTTACCTGTTGAACGATGAGGGCGACAATGAAACCTCTCAGAATGGGTGGCAAGGCACAGGTGCGCAGGCCACTAACCATTTAGCTAACAAGCTGGCACAAGTGTTATTCCCTGCACAGCGACCCTTCTTCCGCGTAGACCTCACCACCAAAGGTGAGGAGCAACTATCCAAGGCTGGCCTGAACAAGACCAAGCTGGCGACTATGTTTGCCCGTGTTGAGATGGCCGCGATGAAGTCCCTTGAGCAGCGCCAGTTCCGCCCTGCAATCGTGGAGGCGTTCAAACACCTCATCGTTGCTGGGAACTGCATGTTGTTCAAGCCGAGCAAAGGTAATATCAGTACCATCCCTATGCATCACTATGTAGTGAACCGGGATACTAATGGTGAATTACTAGATATTATCCTACTCCAGAAGAAAGCACTTCGCACATTCGACCCAGCCACCCGTATGGCTATCGAAGCCAGTATGCGTGGCAAGATGTGCAAGAAGGATGATGAGGTCAAGCTGTATACCCATGCTCACTATGAGGGTGACGGTTTTTGGGAGGTCAATCAATCTGCTGATGATATCCCGGTAGGCACGAAGAGCCGAGTCAAGACCGAGAAGTTGCCTTTCATCGTACTGACTTGGAAGCGCTCATATGGTGAAGATTGGGGCCGCCCGCTGATGGAGGACTACTCCGGCGACTTGTTCGTTGTCCAGTTCTTATCCGAAGCAGTGGCCCGTGGTGCTGCCCTTATGGCGGATATCAAATACCTGATTCGTCCCGGTGCGCAGACTGACGTAGATCACTTCGTCAACTCTGGTACGGGTGAGGTTATCACAGGTGTGGAAGAAGATATCCACATTGTGCAGCTTGGCAAGTATGCTGACCTTACGCCTATCGCCCAAGTGCTGGAGACGTACACCCGCCGCATTGGTATCGTCTTCATGATGGAGTCCTTGGTGCGCCGTGATGCGGAGCGTGTGACTGCCGTAGAGATTAAGCGTGATGCGCTGGAAGTAGAGCAGAACATGGGCGGTGCATACTCCCTGTTCGCCATGACCATGCAGACACCTGTCGCCTTGTGGGGCTTGAACGAGGTAGGCAAGACCTTGACCTCCGAGTTAATCGACCCTGTGATTATCACTGGCATTGAAGCGCTGGGGCGCATGGCGGAGCTTGAAAAGCTGGCTGACTTCTCTCAGTACATGGCCTTACCTATGCAGTGGCCTGAGCCTGTGCAGCAGGCGGTCAAATGGCCGGACTACATGGATTGGGTACGTGGACAGATCTCTGCTGAACTTCCTTTCTTCAAGACAGAGGAAGAGCTACAGCAAGAGGCAGCACGCCAAGCAGAAGGACAGCAGGAGAACCTACTTAACGAGGGCGTAGCTAAGGCTATTCCCGGTGTGATTCAACAATCAATGCAGGAGGGCTAATGGCTTTCTCATTCACTGAACCAACTACCACTCATCCGACTTCCGACGCAGCGCCGGAAGAGACTCAGGAGGCAACCGCTGATGTTACCACTGATATTGACACTGTTGACACTAACGCTGATGTACAAAGCGACACTGGCGACACTGACGCTGGAGACGCCGGAGGAGAAGATCCTAAAGGCGAGACTCCAGAAGGAGAAGGCAAAGAGGAAGATAAGCCTACTGAGTCGTCTCAAGGAGAAGTAAGCTATTTCTTTGGTGGCGAAGAAGTCACCATTGAAGTGCCGCAAGAAGTGGAGGAAGAACTCAAGGCCAAGGGTCTTGACGCCCACGCTATCGCTGCCGAGCTTTACGCTAAGGATGGCGACTTCTCCCTGTCAGAAGAAACGAAGCAGAAGCTGTATGACGCCTTCGGCAAGTTCGCCGTGGACGCCTACCTGTCTGGCCTCAAGGCACAGAACGAAGCCTTCATGCTCCGCTCCGAGAACGAAGCCAAGGAGCGCGAGGCCGCAGACGTGCAGCGCTTCACCGATATCTCCAAAGAGTGCGGAGGTGAAGATGGCTGGAACCGTCTGGAAGAGTGGGCGCTTGAAGCTCTTAGTGACGATGAGCTTACCGCCTTCAATGCCGTGATGCAGTCCGGGAACCAGTATCTCCAGATGTACGCTGTGCGTGAACTGGAAGCACGTCGCAAGGCTGCACAGGGCGATGATGAGGTCGCTCTCGTACAGCCGTCTGCGCCTGCTGTGGATGCATCGGACAACTCCCCCCTCTCTGCGCAGGAGTACATCCGGGAGATCTCGCAACTGAGTCAGCGCTTCGGTCGTGACCGTAAAGCTGCCGCAGAAGCACAGGCCAAACTGGATGCCCGCCGCCGCGCTGGCATGGCTAAAGGTCTGTAAGCCTATTTAGGTGACACTATAGAAGGGAGGAATCTGCCTCCCTAGTATCAACTTGATTTATAAGGAGATTCTAATACATGAGCACCCCTAACAATCTGACTAACGTTGCCGTTTCCGCTTCTGGTGAAGTCGATAGTCTGCTGATTGAGAAGTTCAACGGCAAGGTTAACGAGCAGTACCTCAAGGGTGAGAACATCATGTCTTACTTTGACGTACAGTCCGTGACGGGCACCAACACCGTTAGCAACAAATATCTCGGTGAGACCGAGTTGCAGGTGCTGGCTCCGGGTCAGTCTCCGGCTGCTACCTCTACTCAGGCGGATAAAAACCAACTGGTGATCGATGCGACCGTTATCGCTCGTAACACCGTTGCCCACCTGCATGACGTGCAGGGTGACATTGACAGCCTGAAACCGAAGCTGGCGGCTAACCAAGCCAAGCAACTGAAACGTATGGAAGATGAGATGCTGATTCAGCAGATGCTGCTGGGCGGTATCTGCAACACCCACGCCAAGCGCACTAACCCGCGTGTTAAAGGTCATGGCTTCTCTATCAATGTAGAGGTTAACGAAGGCGAAGCACTGATTAACCCGCAGTACGTAATGGCCGCTGTAGAGTTCGCTCTGGAGCAGCAGCTTGAGCAGGAGGTTGACATCTCTGATGTAGCAATTCTGATGCCGTGGCGTTACTTCAACGTGCTGCGTGATGCAGACCGTATTGTAGACAAGACCTATACTATCAGCCAGTCTGGTGCTACCATTCAGGGCTTCACCTTATCTTCCTACAACTGCCCGGTCATCCCGTCTAACCGCTTCCCGAAATTCACATCTGGTCAGGCACATCACCTGCTATCCAATGAAGACAACGGCTACCGCTATGATGCAACTGCTGAGATGAACGGCGCTATCGCTGTGCTGTTCACTTCTGATGCACTGCTGGTGGGTCGCTCTCTCGATGTGACTGGTGATATCTTCTACGAGAAGAAAGAGAAGACTTACTACATCGATACCTTCCTGTCCGAAGGTGCAATTCCTGATCGATGGGAAGCTGTGTCTGTTGTCACCACCAAGCGTGACACTAGCACTGGTGTAGTTGATAGTGCTGCGGCTGAACATCACACTCAGGTTCTTAACCGAGCAATGCGTAAGGCTGTGTACGTCAAGCAGGCTGCGGCTACCGCTGGTGCGGCAGGTCTTCAGGCGGAAGATCTGGTTGCTGCTGTTCGCGCTGTGATGGCTAACGACATCAAGGCGACTGCAATGAAGCCAACTGAGTAATAACCTATGCCCCATCTACTTTGCGTAGGTGGGGTTCTTTTGTTAGGAGGATTCATGCCACTTATTCAACCTAGTGATGTGTCCGCGTTAATGTCTGATGCCACGTTCGGCATCATTGATAGTAAGCTGGAAGCGGTAAACCTCTGTATGCGTGCCATTGGCCGTGAGGGTGTTGACTCTCTGGATTCAGGGGATTTGGATGCGGAGGATGCGAACAAGATCATTGACATTGTATCACAGCGTTTCCAGTATAATCAGGGTAACGGCTGGTGGTTCAACCGTGAACCTAACTGGAACATTGCACCCGATCAGAACGGAGAGGTCAATCTGCCTAACAACACGTTGTCCGTCTTGCAATGCTACGGCCTGAATGATCTGAAAGTGCCTATGACTCTGCGTGCAGGCAAGCTATACTCTACATGGAATCATACTTTTGATATGCGAGGTCATGTGAACCGTGATGGTCGCATCCGGCTGACCTTGGTTGTAATGCTACCTTTCGAGCATCTACCTACCAACGTCATGCAGGCTATCGCATATCAAGCAGCGTGTGAGTTCATCACCTCCAAAGATGCAGACAAGACTAAACTGCAAGTCCACCAGACTATCGCCAGCCAGTTACTGGTAAGTGTACAAGCAGAGCAGTCGGCACAGAAGCGGCTCAACATGCTGGTTCATAATCCGACGCAGCGTCAGTTTGGTGTCATGGCGGGTGGTTACCAGAATGTCCCGGCCTTCTCACACTCACCTTATGACAGTTATCCGCCACGTCCTTGGAGGTTATGATGGAAGTTCAAGGTTCATTAGGTAGGCAGATTCAAGGTATCAGTCAGCAACCGACAGCCGTGCGCCTTGACGGGCAATGCACGGACATGGTTAATATGATACCGGATGTAGTAGATGGGGTTAAATCCCGCATGGGTACAACTCACCTAAATAAGATAATGGGCGAAGGTGCGGACAATATGGCATTCCATCATTATCGGAGGGGTGATGGTGATGAGGAGTATTTCTTCGTCATGAAGCAAGGTGCAGCCCCTGAGATCTTTGATCTAAAGGGTAATCGCTGTAATGTCACCTCTTCTGATGCACCTATGGTTTATCTAAGCGAGGTACAGAATCCAAGGGAGGATGTACAATTCATGACTATCGCAGATGTGACCTTTATGCTTAACCGCAGGAAGGTCGTCCGTGCGAGAGAGGGGCGATCCTCAAAGGTTGGCTCAACTGCCTTAGTCTTCTGTGCTTATGGTAATTACGGTACGAAGTATCAGATCACTATTGATGGTCGGGTGGCTGCCGAGTACAAGACAAAGGATGGCGGGGAAGCAAGTCATGTAGAGACTATCCGAACCGAGGTTATCGCAGAGCAGTTATTCACGCAACTCCAGCAATGGGATGGCATATCACAGTATGACGTGTCCCGGATTGGTACTACAATTGTGCTTACCCGCAAGGATGGTAATACTGACTTCACTGTGAGCACCGAGGATGGTAAGAAAGGGAGGGATTTGGTGGCGATCAAGTACAAAGTCACCTCCACTGACCTTCTGCCTAGCAAAGCGCCAGAAGGCTACAAGGTACAGGTGTGGCCTACAGGCAGCAAGCCTGAATCCCGCTACTGGCTTGTAGCAGAGAAGGCCGAGGGAAACCTTGTTACGTGGAAGGAAACTGTTGCAGCAGATGTGAAGTTGGGCTTTGACAAGAACACCATGCCTTATATCATCGAGCGCACAGGTATTGTCGGAGGTGTGGCACAATTCAAGATTCGCCAAGGTGATTGGGAAGATCGTCGGGTCGGTGACGACCTAACCAACCCTATGCCATCTTTTATAGATGAGGAGGTGCCGCAATGCTTGGGTGGGATGTTTATGGTGCAGAATCGCCTTTGCTTAACAGCAGGGGAGGCGGTCATTATGTCTCGCACTTCTCGCTTCTTTGACTTCTTCCGGTACACGGTAGTGTCCTCACTAGATACTGACCCCATTGATATCTTCTCCGATGCAAGTGAGGTGTACCAGTTAAAGCACGCCATCACCTTGGACGGCGACACGGTGTTGTTCTCTGATAACTCTCAGTTCATCTTACCGGGAGATAAGGCGCTGACCAAGGATAATGCATTGCTGAAACCAGTTACTGCCTTTGAGGTGAACAACAACGTTCGCCCGGTAGCTACAGGCGAGTCTGTAATGTTCGCTACAAGTGAGGGTTCCTACTCTGGTGTCCGGGAGTTCTATACAGACTCCTACTCTGATACCAAGAAGGCACAGCCTATCACTAGTCACGTCAACAAGTTGATTGAAGGAAACATTATCTCTATGGTAGCCAGTTCCAACATCAACCGACTTTTCGTGATAGCAGACAAGAACCCCAACGTGGTATATGTCTATGACTGGCTGTGGCAAGGTACAGAGCGTGTACAGGCGGCTTGGCACCGGTGGGTGTGGCCTACTGACGTGAAAGTACGAGCATTGTTCTATTCTAGCGAGACAGTATACCTTATCATGGAGCGAGGCACTCAAGGTGTGTTCCTCGAAAAGATGGATATGGGTGACGCTATAGAATACCACTTAGACGACCAGATAAGGTTGGATCGCAAGACGGTGATCACCTTTGTTCATGACGAGTACACAGATGGTTGGTACTCTAGTTCACTACCTTGGACACCTAACCACCCTGAGATGTTGGAGTGTGTACTGACCCAAGGTTGGCCTTCTTACGTGGGCGGATCTTTCTCGTTCCAATATCTAGAAGAGCATAACAACCTTTACACCAACTTTGATTTAGGTGAACCAAATTCGGTTGTCCACTGCGTTGTCGGCGAGTATTACTCTCAAGAGTTTGAGCCTACGCCTGTGGTGATCAAGGATTCGCAAGGTCGTACCTCGTACATCGATACGCCTGTTGTTGGGCTTGTTCATCTCAACTTGGACAAGTATCCAGACTTCACCGTAGAGATCACGAATATCTCCGGGCGCAAGCGTATAGCTAAGGCATCGAACCGCATAGGTGGTGCCTGCAACAATATTGTGGGTTACGTCAAGCCGAAGGAAGGTATATTCAAGTTCCCGCTCCGTGCCAAGAGTACCGATGCAACATATCGTATCAAGTCTATAGCGCCGCATACCTTGCAGCTACGGGATATCGAGTGGGAAGGGTCATATAATCCGAGTAAAAGGAGGGTGTAATGGCAATAATCGGCTCTGCCGCTGCCGCCCTCGGTAGCATGTTCGGAGGTAGTGCCGCCGCTGGCGGCGCTGCTGCTGCCGGAGGTGCCGCCGCTGGTGCAGGAAGTGGCATCCTCGGCTCTGCCATGAGTTGGCTGGGTGGTTCCACGTCTGGCTTCTCTAACTCTGGTCTGCTGTCTATGGGTGGCTCTTTGCTTAGTAGTCTGACAAGTTTCTTGTCTGGCGGCAATGAGGCAGAGGCGCTACGCAAGCAGCAGCAGGAGCAATGGAAGCAGCAAATGATTAACACCCGCGAGCAGTATCGCCAATTGGGTGACTTGGAACGTCAGGCCAACAAAGAGTTTCACCAAGACATTATCCAGAACCAAGCCTCCTTGCTACAGCAGCAGGCACAGGTTGAGCTAATGGCGGGTGCCTCTGGTACTGGCGGTGCTTCCATCTCTTCCTTGCTCGGAGATTTATCCGGGCAGGCAGGCAGGAACCAATCACAGCTTATTGATAACTTTGAGAACCAGCAGCAGAGTTTCATCAACCAAGCTAAAGCAATCCAGACAGGTGGACAGATGCAGCAACGTAGCTTTGAAAAGCCGTCTGCGTTTAGTTCCCTGCTGTCTGGTGTCGGTAGCGCTGCCACCTCATACCTATCTGGTGCTAAGACCGGGAAGGCATTGAGCACAGCGTGGAAAGAATCAAGAACCTATTCCTCTGGAGTAGGGAAATAAGGAGGGAACATGGCAATTGAGCGTCAAGCTGTGCAAGGCTTGCAGCAGGTGAAGTCTACGGGCGGCCCTCGTATGGCAGGCACCTCTGCAATCCAAGTGAGCGAGCCTCAAATTCGACGTAGCGGCTCATCGTTCATCGATGATATCTTTAGTGCCGCTGGTGCCTTCGCTACGGTTGGCACCGAGATTATGCAGCAAGCCGTTGAAGATGATAAGGTACGTCAGTATGACCGCGCCTTGCAGGGCTTGGCTCCTTCCGACGATGCGACTGTGGGTGGCGCTCGCGCCCACATGCTGGTGCAGTTACAGAATGATGTGCTGGGTCACACCATCGCATTACAGGATGAGGCCAAGCGATTCCAAGGTTCGGACGAAGAATGGGAGCAAAAGGTGGTTGACTCCCGCAACGCCATCCAAGCCAAGGTCTACCAGCAATATCCTGGCCTGCAAGGTGACAAGGACACCATGCGCCTTGTCTCCAACGCATTCATGGAGCAGCAGCCTAAGATCTTCGCGGCAAGGGCAAGTGCCAAGTTGGAGCGGGAAGCGCAGCAGCGCACCGAGGCTATGCACTCTCGCGTACTGATGGTGACGGAAGGCTTGTCTGGTAGTTCACTGGATGCGGCGCTTCACCAGCTACAGCAGGAAGCTATCACCATGCAGCTTACCAAGCCTGAGTATGAAGAGATGATTGCTCAGATTGCAATGGAACGGGCGGCTATTGGTGATTCAACATTCGTTGAAGCCACTAAATCCTTGAAGGATGCTAATGGCATTTCCTTATATCAGCGTAATGGTAAGCTACAGACTGCCGAGATTCAGGCTAACCGAAATTGGGCTGCTCAGAATCAGGTGGAACTCTTCGAGAAGAAGGACGCAGCGATTCAGGCATTCACTAACGGTGAGCTTGATAGGGAAGAGATGCTCAAGATTATGCAGAACCACAATGAAATCTCCGGTGGCACTGCATGGTCTGACGGTGAGATCAAATCCTTGTTCGACCGTGTAGCTAAGAAGAATGCTGAGGATGCCAAGATGCAGGACTTACTGGCACGTGGTCAGACTGGCTCGCCGCTTGGCTTGCAGGATATCAGCAACGAAGACCGCAAGGCTTATGCCGAGGCTTTAGCTGGAACCTACACCAAGTTGGCCGAGGATGAGATTAAGCGCACTGGCGCTACCGGGGATCAAGCAGAAGCTATCCGTGGTCGTTACGAGCAGATGCGCTATCTCAAGCTGGGGCAAGCTCTCATCAAAGACCCGAACATTCAGGCCCGCTATGGCTCTCTGATGCAAATGTCCTCGGCTAACCTCAAGGATATGAACACGGAGCCGGAGGCGCTCAAGACGCTGATGAATGCCCGCGACTCTATCCCGGAGGATGCACGTCGTGCCGTCATGGGTGACAAGGAGTATGCCTTTGTCGATAACTATGACCGCGCATTGCAGATGGGCTACAACGTAGGTCAGGCCGTGGAGTTTGCTCAGAACGTTGCCAAAGGTGAGAAGCTACAAGGCTCCGTCCTTAAAGAGTTATCCTCGGACGTCGAGGGTGTTGTGGATGATATCGCTGGCGGTAGCTGGCTTACACGCGGAGACAACATGAGCGAGGCTGGTCGCAGTATTGTGTTAGACGATGCTATGACTATTGCCCGCGCCATGAAGGTAGCTGGTCATAACAACGACACCATCAAACGTCACCTGCAATCCTATCTCACCTCTCAATACACTCAGCTATCAGAGGGTTTCTTCACGCAAGGTGTGTTGGTAAAAGGTGACGCTCGCGCTTTAGGTGACGCTATAGGAGTGAACCAGAAAGACGTACCTATCGCACTTCGTCAGTATATTAATAATCACAAGCAAGAGTTGCTTGATCAATCTGGAGGAATGAGTGAAGAAGATATTTACGTGGATGTGGACTCTAAGCGTGGCATGTTTGTTATTCGTGCTGGCTCAGGTCGCACTCCCCTCACCCCAGCAATGCCGCTCTCTGAAATTAAAGGACAATCCTTACTTAGAGAACATTACGACGCTAAAGTAAAAGAGCGCGACGAAGCCAAGAAGAACTTCGAGGCACAGCAGATGCGTATGTGGGGTGCTGGCGGCTACCAAGCACAGCCTCTACAGAAGGGCGATGTGACGGCGAAAGCCGTAGGGAAGCGGGGTATCGCTGACTTCTTAATGTCGCCAGCCTTTGCAGCGGGCGAGAACCTTCCGAAGAACTTCGAGTTCGGCTACGACAAGAAGAATCAGGACTTCTTCAACTATGTAGCCAAGACAGAGAACGGCATGAACGTAGGCTTCGACCGTGTAGCTGGTGTGTACACTCCGTACAAAGATGCACATGGTCAGTCTGTGGGTTACGGTCACTTCCTCACTGCCGAGGAGAAAACCAATGGCTACATCATGATTGGTACTGATAAAGTCCCATTCAAACCGGGTCAGTCACAACTCACCCCGGAGCGAGCCATGCGTCTTCTCAAGCAGGACATGAAGAAGAATGTACCGCCTACCAAAGATTGGGCTATCCCCTTCGCTGCAATGCATCCAAGTACCCAGCGTGGTCTCATGGATTTGACCTATAACTTGGGTAAGACTGGAATCCAGAAGTCACCAAAAGCATACGCAGCTTTCAAGGCTGGACGTATCACTGATGGCTTCATTGAGATGTTAGGCACCGCATCCACCGAGGGTAAGCGTAGTCCGGGCTTGCTGGTTCGTCGCGCAGAAGCGTATAACATGGCACAGGGCGAAGCAGGTGTACCTCTTATTAGCGAGGTGGAGACGCGAGCAGACGGCTCTATGCACGTCAAGTTCGCAGGGAAGATATCTCCTGCATTCGTGAGTCAAAGCATTCACAGTCGTATCGGTAAGGACGGATGGATGCAAGTATATCCGCCGGGTTCTGGCAAGTTGGTTGCTGGTGCCAAAGTGGGTAAGGTGAAAGTCAGGTAGTGTCATACTCAAGGGTTGTCCAACACGTTGGACAGCCTTTTATGAATGGCATTAACTAAGGAGGTAACATGGCTGAATTACCAAGCCAGAGTTGGGTGGGTGTAGCACAACGTCATTTGCCGCCTACCTTCTCTCAAGTAGCCGAAGCCGAGCGTAAGCTGGAAGCACAGCGAGAGCAGGACAAGGTTATGACCACTGCCCTTGAGAGTGAGTGGGCGCTTTATGGTGGACAACGTGCGTTAGAGCGGGCCACCACCGAGTTTGCACCTCAAGAGGGTTATGAAGTTCCGCAGCTTACCGTGGAAGAGTTATCTCGCATTCACGGATACGAGATTGCACAGGAGATTGTGCAAGGTGTACAGTCTCCCGCAGAGCTACAATTCCGCATGTCGAATGCACAGGCGGACAAGGATCGTGCTGAGATTCTCGCCCGTAATGGCTTCACTGGCTTCGCTGCTCAAATGGCGGCTGGTGTACTCGACCCGGTCGGCTGGGCTGCATCCGTTGTCGCCGCGCCTGTAGCTGGTGCCGTCAAGATAGGCCGCATGGGTCGCGTCTTAAAGACTGGCCTGCTGGCTGCCGGGGAGAATGCTGCACTTGCAGCTGTGTTGGCTCAAGGTGACTATCAGCGTAACATCGACGATGTGCTAACGGCTGCTGGCTTCGGCATGGTGATGGGCGGCACTATCGGTGCAATGACACGCCAGCGCGTCCGAGGTGTAGAGACGGACACGCCACGTGCAACAGTTGACGACCTTGATACCGTGATTCGCGGTGCCGACGAGTTCGACCAGTCTGCATCTCGTGCCGTCATGGAGGCAATGGAATACGATGCATACATGGCTGCTCGCAACTTCGAACCACTCAAGGCTAGAGAGGTAGACTTCGACATGGCAATCTACCAGCACACCGAAGGCTTGCGCAAGCAGGCTAACGTACGCATGACTGCTAAGGAGAAGGGGCAACTCAAGGCATCCATTCGTCAGGCAGAGGATGAGCTACGTGTTATGCAGGAGAGTCGCACCGCTGCCAAGGCGGAGCACGCTGCCAAGAAGGGTGCTGCCCGGAGTAAGGCGGAGGCGCTGGACACGAAGGTAGAGTTGCAGGCGATTGCCCGTCGCTTTGACGCACCTATCGCGGACGCCACCAAACGCCTTGATGAACTTAATGCAAAGCTGGCACAGGTGGAGACTGTGGCAATGTCCAAGGCAGAGCTTAAACGCTTCTCCAGCCTGTCACGCGAGGAGCAGATTAAGGAGTTAGGTCTTGAGGTGCCGTCCCGTAAAGTGGACATGCACAGCGCAGTGCGCGAGGCGGTAGCCGCCATCCGTGCAGAGCGAACCAAGACTCCCACCGAGCTACATGCGGAAGCCGTAGCAGCACGTGAGGCAGAGGCCAAAGCGCCAGACGACTCCCTGTCGGCGGCTCGTGTTGAAGGCTCAGAGATTCAAGGTGAGCAGTTCGACCTGTCTGATAAGATGGAAGATCTGATGGACGACCTTGCACGTGAGGCTTACCAGTCTGATGTGCGCCCTGTGTCAACCTTTGGACTTGGCTCTGTCTCTTCCGTTATCCTTAACTCGAAGAACCCTGTATTCCGAGGCCTAGGCTTACGCCTACTGGAGAATGCTCAAGGTGGCGCCTATCAAGGCAAGACTGCCTCAATCCTGTCTAACGTATATGGTAATTTGATTCGCACAGCAGAGCGTAACCGCTACAACGATGGCTTCTCACAGTTCATCAAGGATAACAATCTGCGCGCTATCGACTACCTGAACCCTGCCGTGACGCGAGACTTCAACAACCAAATCTACACTGCTATCGTTAAAGGCATACCAGATGATACGCCGAAAGGTGTTAAGCTGGCAGCCGAAGGTGTGGCTGATAAGTTGAAGAAGGCACTTGAGCTTCGTAAGCAGGCGGGTGAAGTAGGCTTCGAGAACGTCAAGGCGGCACGTGACTATATGCCTGTGATTTACGACGGTATCAAGGTTACAGAGGCTGTGAACCGTATGGGTAGCAGTGAGGCCGTGATTGCATTGCTATCTAAAGGCTATCAAACTGGCAAGTACAAGCTGGGTAAGAAGTCTGCCGATGCGCTGGCTAAAGTACAGTACATTCGCGCCTCAGACTCCACCTTGTCGAGTCGTGTATCCTTTGATCGTGTAGTGTCTCAGCAGCAGCAGGTACAGCTTGTCGAAGATTTGAAGAAGGCAGGTGTGCCGGATTCTATCATCGACAACTTCATCGAAGGCACAGAGTTGCAAGAGATGGCAGAAGCTGTATCGAACCGGGCCAAGGCCAGCATGGGTATCAACACGCAGGCAGAGTATGGCGGAATGAAGGTGCAGGACTTGCTGAACACTAACGTGGGAGAGCTGGTAGAGAACTACGGCAAAGAGGCCGCAGGCGGCGCTGCACTGGCCGCAATGGGCTTCCCTACCCGTCAGTCCGTCTTGAACGCGATCGACGCAGCAGAGCGTGCTGGGCGCAATATGGCAAGGACTGACGCTAAGGCCATCAAACAACTTCGGGCAGAAGCGGACATGCTCCGTGATTCTGTACGAATGCTGTACGGTAACACCATTGATGCCGACCCTAACGCTGGCATCGTCAGAGGTACTCGCCGAGTGCGTGAGGTGACTGGCCTGTTACGCCTTGGTCAGATGGGCTTTGCTCAGATACCAGAGATGGCGCGAGCTATCACGAAGATGGGCCTTGGCACTGTCCTGAAATCCGTACCAGCCACCAAATTCCTCCGGTCACGTGCCGGGCGAGAAGGTGGGTCGGCGCAGGGTAGGCTGCTGGAACCAGAACTCAGGGAGATGGAGGAACTTGTCGGGTACATCGGAGAAGACAACTGGCTCACTGGCTGGAACGTCCGACACGATGAGTTCGGCGAGACTGCTGACAACCTCAGCCGCCTGTCTGCTGTGATCGATAATGGACTGGCGATGGGTAGTCACATCAACACTTGGCTGTCTGGCTTCAAGGCAGTACAGGGTGGCTCTGAGAAGATCGTCGCTCGTTCAATCAATAAGCGCCTCAAGGAGCACTTGTCTGGTGGACGTAAGCTACCGCAGCGTGACTTGGACGAGGTAGGTCTTAATGAGGCAACCATGAAGCGGTTGCAGCGCCACTTTGATGAGAATCCGTCTTACGCAGACTATAACGGCGAGAAAGTTCGCATGATGAACTTCGACGCCATGGAGCCAGACCTTCGGGAAACTGTAGGTGTGGCGGTGCGCCGTATGTCCGGTCGCCTTATCCAGCGTAACTTCATCGGGGATGAGGGTATCTGGATGAACAAATGGTGGGGCAAAGCATTAACTCAATTCAAATCATTCTCCATTGTCTCTATCGAGAAGCAGCTAATTCACGATTTACGGGGTGATAAGATTCAGGCAGCTCAGATTCTGGCTTGGTCTTCCTTGTTAGGCTTCGCAGCCTATGCCACTCAGATGCAGATGCAGGCAATCGGTCGTGCAGACCGAGACAAGTTCCTACGTGAGAAATTCGATACCCAAAACATAGCTATGGGTGTGTTCAACAAACTGCCGCAGGTTGCAGGCTTCGGTCTGGCTGGCGATGCATTGGCTACCCTTGGTCTTATGCCGGATTCGCTTATGCAGGCTCCGGGGCGTATGGGCTTCCAGCAGCAAGGGTTTGGTGAGCTTGTAGCAGGTGCGGGTGTCATTGGTGATGCCGTGGACTTCTCCAAGGCATTGGTTAAGTACGCTAATGGTGACGATGATGTATCGACTCGACAAATCGTTGACAAGGTGCGTCGCCTTGTACCACTGGCTAACACGATTGGTATTGGTCAAATGACCAAGGCCAGCGTAGACTTATTGGAGGACTGATGAGTTATACCTTTACCGAAAGGACAGCAGATGGCTCGCAGACTACTTTCTCTTTCAGCTTTGCTGGAGCAGACAAGGGTTACATTCGAGCCTCTGATATCTACGTTGAAATCTGGGATGGTAAGACTTGGCAAAGTGCCACTGGCTGGCAACTGTCAGGTACAAACCAGATCACATTCAACGTACCACCTTCTAGCGGCACAGTAGTAAGGGTTCGGCGTATTGTAGGGAAGGATCAGCCGTATGCTAACTTCGACCGCAATGTTATCTTGGATATGAAATCCTTGAATAACTCCTTCATCCAGCAACTTGAGTTAACTCAGGAGATGCTAGATGGCTTCTTGCCTGATAGTTTCTACTTCAAGCAAGATATCAACGCAGGTTGGCATAACATTTACCACCTGCTGCCGGGTACGGAAGGACACCATGCCGTGAACAAGGCTCAGTTTGATACGGCGACTAACAACCTACAGTCACAGATTAATGCGAACGATGCCAAGCAAACGGCATGGAACCAGCGTCAGGATGAGCAGATTGTTGGCATTATTAAGTCGTTTAACTCCAACATCTCTCACAGGACAGCACCTTGGACATATGAGGCAGCAGGTGGTGAGACTAAAGTCTCGCCTCCTTTCTTCTTCAACTCTGCCTTAGTATGGCGAGATGGTGTATTTCAAGACGAGTTGGCAGGCGCTTTTGAGGTTGTAAATAATGAGATCCTACTGGCACAACCTGCACTGCGCAAGGGTGAGCGCGTCTCTGTCCTGATTGGATCCCGTTTAGCAGCACCAGATGTGGGCAGTGTCCATCGTATGACCTTCAATATCAGGGAGGGGGCAACTACGGTCAACCTTGGTATGACAGTGGGAGCAGTGGAGGTGTCCCTTGATGGTCTTCTTCAAGATGAAGATGCCTATACTCTTGGCACTGACTATCGCACACTTACCTTCACGGAGCCTTTACCAGAGTGTCGTATGGTGGTGAAGGCGGTCTTTGATAACAGAACGCACTTAGAGTAAGGAGGAAGAATGGTAAACTCAGATGTTATCAACGATACGCTGAAGTGGGTGCCGGGTGCCGTAGTGACGAGCACTACCTTCTTAGGTATTAGTTGGGAGAACTGGGTTTACATATTAACCGCCATCTACACTATGTTGCAGATTGGCGATTGGGTATGGAACCGAGTTACCAAATGGAGGGAGAAGCGTGGCAGTAAATAACCGACATGCGGCGAGTGAAGATGATGTAGGTATTCTTCATAACGCCATTACTAAGATGTTCAACAAGAAGGCACAGGCAATCCTTGGTGCTATTGAGGACGACCCTGATGCTGCCATTGGCCTTGTCTCAGGAAAAGATGTAGGTGCGATGTGCAAGTGGGTGCTAGATAACGGCATCACTGCCACACCTGCCGCACAGCAGGAGGAGAGCAAGTTGTCCAAGCGACTGGCTGCACTCAAGGCTGCATCGCAAGGCAAGGTCATTAACTTTACTGACGTTAAGGAGGCTTAATGGCAAAGGTAAGGGAGTCCCAAGCGGAAGCCCTTGCCCGTTGGGAGATGCTGCGAGAACTACAGCAGACGTTCCCCTATATGGTGCAGGGCTTACTGTCGTTCGCTCAGGTGGTAATCAATACACTAATCACTGGCAATCCAGACCTGAACCGAGTACAAGCCGATATCCTCAAGTTCCTGTTTGCAGGAAACAAGTATCGGATGGTAGAAGCGCAGCGTGGTCAGGCTAAGACCACTATCGCTGCGATCTATGCGGTGTTCCGTATCATTCACGAACCGCACAAACGTATCATGATCGTATCACAGACAGCCAAGCGAGCCGAGGAAATCGCTGGGTGGGTGATTAAGATCTTCCGTGGATTGGACTTCCTTGAGTTCATGCTTCCTGATATCTACGCAGGCGACAAGGCTTCAATCAAAGGCTTCGAGATTCACTACACCTTACGTGGAAGTGACAAGTCTCCGTCTGTCGCTTGCTACTCTATCGAAGCAGGTATGCAGGGTGCGCGTGCAGATATCATTCTGGCTGACGACGTTGAGTCATTGCAGAATAGCCGTACCGCAGCAGGCCGTGCATTGCTGGAGGACTTGACCAAAGAGTTCGAATCCATTAACCAGTTTGGTGATATCATCTACCTAGGGACGCCACAGAGCGTTAACTCCATCTACAACAACCTCCCGGCACGTGGCTACCAGATTCGTATCTGGCCTGGTCGCTACCCAACGCTGGAGCAAGAGGCTTGCTATGGAGACTTCTTGGCACCGATGATTCGCCAAGATATGACTGACAACCCGTGCCTTCGCTCAGGGTACGGCATTGACGGCACTCAGGGCGCACCAACCTGCCCGGAGATGTACGACGATGAGAAGCTGATTGAGAAGGAGATCTCGCAAGGTACGGCTAAATTCCAGCTACAGTTCATGCTGAACACTCGCCTGATGGATGCAGACCGCTACCCGTTACGCCTGAACAACCTGATCATGATGAGCTTTGGCACTGATGTAGTCCCTGAGATGCCGACTTGGAGCAATGACTCGATGAATCTTATCGGCGATGCACCGCGCTTCGGCAACAAGCCCACGGACTACCTATACCGCCCTGTGGCCCGCCCGTATGAGTGGCGACCGATTCAGCGTCGAGTCATGTACATTGACCCCGCTGGTAAACACCTCTGCCAGCGTAAAACCCTCTTAATTCGGTGGAACTCTCACTGAGACAATACCGAGCGAAGCCTGTTGCAATGGCAGGAACGTGTAGAGACTAACTGTAAGGCCAAGCGGTCTGAAACAGAGGGAGGCGCAAGCCTAAGATGTAGTCCGACCTACTAGGTGACTAGTAGAAGTTAAAGTAGCGAATTAACGTAACAATTGAAGGAAGTTAAATATGACAGAGCATAAAGTTTATCATATTCGTGTTGTTGGTGAAACCGACGTAATGCAAGGTTATGTTGGTGTAACCTCCGATGTTAAGAAACGTATGAGAGAGCACAAATGTGCAGGCCGTTTATGTGATGGTCGTGAGTACGTCATCTTATTCACTGGTAGCAAAGAAGAGTGCTATGCACTGGAAGAAAAGCTACGCCCACATGACAACATTGGTTGGAATAAGGGTAGAGGTGGTTATCGCAAAGCAGGTAACATCGAGAAAGGTGAACGCATAAGTATTGCCACTGAAATCAAGAAAGGGCAGCACTTGTCTGTCGATACTGAGTTCAAGAAAGGCATGACACCTTACAACAAAGGTACTGGCAAAGATTACATATTCACTTCTCCAGAGGGTGAAGAGTTCCTTGTAACTTGCATTACTGACTTCTGTAAAGAGCACAACCTGACACCTCAGAATATGCGCAAGGTGGCTCGCGGACTACGCAAACAGCATAAAGGTTGGCTCGCACGTCACGTTCAAACCGGGAGGTAAGAACGGTGACGAAACGGGCGTGGCTATCGTCTTCCTGCTGGGAACGTTCATCTACGTCTATAAGTGCTTCGGTGTGCCGGGTGGGTACTCCGATAACGCTATCAGTCGCATTGTGCGCGAGGCAAAGGCCGCAGAGGTCAAAGAGGTCTTCATAGAGAAGAACTTCGGTCACGGTGCGTTTGAGGCGGTAATTAAGCCATACTTCGAACGAGAGTGGCCTGCCGAGTTGAAAGAGGATTATGCGCACGGACAGAAAGAGGTGCGTATCATCGAGACGCTGGAGCCGTTATTCTCTGCGCACCGCATCATCTTCAACGCGGAGATGATTAAGCAGGACATAGACAGTATCCAGCACTACCCGCTCGAAACACGGATGAGCTACAGTCTGTTCGGTCAAATCTCGAACATTACTCTGGAGAAAGGCTGCCTACGGCACGACGACCGCCTAGACGCCCTGTACGGCGCTATACGGCAATTAACTTCTCAGATAGACTATGACGAGGTTAACCGGATAAATCGTCTCAGAGCGCAGGAGATGCGCGATTATCTGGACATGATGCACGACCCTCGGAGACGCCGGGAGTTCTTTACCGGGCAAGATCATGGGTATCGCCCTCGGACGAACACCAGTGATGCCAGAATCCAGTCCGTGTGGGGCAAATCGGTGCGCCCTAAAACTCGTTCTCGAAATACACTTTCTTCAAGAATTTCAAGGACTTGGTAATTAGGGGACACTATAGAAGGAGGGTCCAGGAAGAAAAGGAAATAATAGGTAGTTATAGGTATACCTAGGTAGTCCCAGGGAGTGCTAGGTAATAGTAGATTA